AATCATAGGATCACCTGCTGACTCTGCCATTGCTACAGCAGCCATAATTTTTGCATCTGCTGGCTTGAATCCTACAGCTAATAACATTTGTTCTATTTTAGTTTGTGGTATTTTTTTAGTTTTATCTACTCCTTTTAATATTTCATCTAGTTCTTCTGTTTGATCTAGTTTACGTTCTCTTGCTTCATCTTCTGGGGTAGAAGGTGTAAATGCACCTCCTTCAACATTATCTTTCTTATCACCAAACAATAATTCAGAACCAGTTTTTTTAGTTTGATTACCTTGATTACCTTGATTAATAAAAGGATTTGTTTGAGTTGTTGTTTTTTGTCTTAATCCTTGTTTTATTAATCTTTCTTCTACTTCAGCCATGATTCCAGTAGGATCATATACATTTTGTTTAATCTTTTCAGCATCAACAAATAATTTAATAGTCTCTTCTCTAATTAAGTTATCTCTATCTTCTGGCTTGATAGTAAGATCACTTTCTATTTTTCTAATTGCATCAATATATCTTTTTTCTAAATCATAAAAATCTGCTGTTTCTTGCTTTCCTAAAGTAACTATACCTTTAATATTCTCTTCTCCAATTATTTCTTTTGCATTTTTTAAATTATTAAATATCTCTGTGCTTCTATTTGTTCTTAATCCTTTACCTAAAGTGTCTTCTATTTCACCTTTAAGTCTTTCCAAACTTTGTTTATCTTCATCTGTAATTGTTACACCTAATGACTTCTCAAATCTAACTAACTCTGTATATGCTGCTGAAGGGTTTGTATCATATACACCTTTAAACCTAAGATCATTTTCAAAATTGGTAAACCAATTATCTCTATCAAAATCTTCTACTTCTATTTTCTCTTTTAAAAAATCTAATTCTTCTGGATATAGTTTAGCAAGT